TTCCTTGCCTTGCTACAGGCGATACTCGTCAATGGACTATGCAGTTAATTGCTGTAATAGTGGCTTTATTAGCTGGAAATCAAAAATGAACGAAATACTTACTCATATTCTTACTGGAAAAGATAATGAAACTCATGATATTGCTCGTTGGGCTTGGTTTCTTGGCTTTTTTGTCGTTGCAGGTGCTGCAATTTATTTAATTTATGCTGGTCATGAAATTAGTCTGACAGAATTAGCTGGTGCTTTAGGAATTGTTTCAGGCTCAGGAGCTGCTGCTGTTGCTGGAAAACATATGTCAGGAGCTGAACCTCAATGAGTTTTTTAATCTCTTTATTTACTGGTGGTTTTAGTGGTTACTACAAAATTGCACTATATTTTGCTCTTGTATTTAGTGGTTTTTATGTCGAGCATTTGCGTTTTGTTCATTATGTGGATCAGCAAGCTGTTGTGGCGCAAGAGCAAGCAGATAAAACAAAAGAAATACAAAAGGAACAGGAGTTAATAAATGATGGAATTAAACAAACTTATGAAGCTAGGATCGCTGCTATTCATACTATGTATGGAAGGATGCACTACGCCAATAGCAGTACCTTGTCCTCCAGCGATGCCAACGCCACCATCACAATTAATGGAAAAACCGTTAACGTGGTATCTCTTACCGAACAATGCTCCATCACGACAGCCCAATTAGTTTCGCTTCAGGATTGGGTAACAGAAAATAGTAAATTAAATGAACATTGATCAACTTATAGCTCTCGGTATTGACGAGAAATGGTTAAATCCTATAAATGAAACTTTTAATAAGTACGACATTAGTACGCCAAAACGCCAAGCTGCGTTTATCGGTCAATGTCAGCATGAATCTAATAATTTTAAGAATTTGGAAGAGAATCTTCATTATTCTGCTTCAGCGCTAATGCGTGTATGGCCAAGCAGATTTCCTGATGCAGATACTGCTGAAAAGTACGAAAACAATCCTGAAAAGCTCGCCAATAAAGTTTATGGTGGTAGAGCTGATTTAGGCAATACTGAAGATGGTGATGGATGGAGATTTCATGGAAGAGGAGTTATTCAGCTTACTGGTCGTGCTAACTATACTGTTTGTGGTGCTGCGATCAATCGCCCATTGACAGACACTCCTGAGCTGCTTTTGCAGCCTGAGAATGCTTGTATAAGTGCTGGTTGGTTTTGGAACAAAAAAGGATTAAATGCTTGTGCAGACGTTGAGGATTGGGAAACGATGACAAAGCGTATTAATGGTGGAACAATAGGTATTGATCAGCGTATAGCTGCAATACATCGAGCAATGGATATTTTAGGAGCTTAAAAATGGCAACAGATTTTAAAATTGAAGGTCGTATCGGTAAAGCAACAAAAGGTCATTATGTTGTTTTGCGTGAGCATGAGAAAAAAACTGAACATGAGCTGCATCGTTTAGAAGATAAACTCAAAAAACATATGAGTTTGCCTATGGAAAAAGCTCATAAAAAAGAGAAGAGCCAAAAAGAAGCTCCTCTTCCAAATATGCGTAAGTATTAAGTAACTCGATTTACTTTTGCTTTTCTCAATACTGCCTCATATTGCTTCTTGGCATTATCGTCAAGTTTGCGTAGAGGCAGTTCTTGGTAATACTTAAACTTGGCTTGATATTCAGGTAACTCTGAAGGTCTAACCCAACCGTATTTAAGTTTCCAGCGTTCTTCTATATCAGTTCCAGCAGCAGTCCAAATATGTTCATTCATTCGATGCTCCTTATTTCGTCTATAAGATTAGCTACATACGCCTTTTGAATTGGCGCATCCATTACCGTATAAATTTCAAGTTGCTTAATTGCAGCCTTTACTCCTGCATTCCAAACCATTTCCCAAAGTTTCTGAGCTGTTCCTCCTTCAGGAAAATCAGGAAAGGCTTTTTGAAATTCTTCAATTCTTAGCATATGCGCTCCTTAAAACGGAATATCTTCTTCAATGTGATCAATGTTATTTTTGGGAGCTGGTGATCCTTCTGAACCTTTCTCTTCAGGAACATTAAGGTAAGCAAATATAGCGCCTTCCTTCATAGCAAACATAGGTAAATTTTCAATCTTAAGCATCAAACCATGCTTGGTTTCAAGCACAACACCAATAGATTGGTATTTCTTTTTAACAGCTCCTGATTGATCTTTATATTCGGAAACTGCTGCTTTTACAAAATATTTAACTGACATTACATTTTCTCCATTAATTTAACTTCAACTTCTACTTCACTCAAAAACTTCTCTACTTCTGACTCCATTTCAGCAATAAATTCGTTATCTCGTGGTACACGAACAATAAACAACTTACTGCGATCAGGCATTCTTGGATCAAACGATACAAAATCGCACCAATCTCTTTGCGTACAAGCCATTTGCGCTTGCATCTGAATAATATATTTTGTAGGCGGTTTGCCATCTTTTATATAACTCCAATGCGTAGAAGAATTTGGGCATTTAATCTCCACAAGCCCATCATCAGAGATAAGACCGTCAGGAGAGCAGCCGAAATTCCGAATGCTAGGATGATCAACAAAAGGCAACTGATCCACAAAATTCCCTGTCGCAACTTCATAAGCAACTCGTGCTTGAGCTTCATTAGATTTTCCCCATTCAATTGCTGAGTTGGTGTAAGATTCCTCTATGGTCTTTGTAACTCGTTGCAAGGCAAGCTCAATCAGATAGTTTCCTCTACTAGCTGAAGCACCTGATTTTGTCTTTGCCAGTATATCGGCAACTCTAGAGGCTGTCACTTTACCCAAGCGCAGTTGATGCCATTCCTGCGTTCCTTGCTGAATAGACAAATCAATTACTCCTAAAAATGGTATATGTTCTACTGCCAAGCGATCTTCTGTAGTAAAAGTTGTCATTTTTTAATATCCACAATTAAATGAATTCGACTGCTATCACCAGCATTAACTACTGAATGTTGCGCCTTATTGTCAAACCACCATATTTCGCCTTCTTGCATATGCTGGTAAATTCCTTCGCATTCAAAACATACGCTGAAATTGGTTTTAACGACCATATGGAAGCGATCATGGTTTAGACAATACAATCCTTCATCTATGTGCTTTGCGATCTCTGAGGATGGTTTTAGCTTGGCTACAAGGATTCTGCCAATATCGCGATCTTCAGCAAACTCTTTGACTGCTTTCATAGTATTTGGAAGATAGTATTGCGGAAAATAATCCACGCATTCCATTTCATCAAAATAAAACGCTCTGCTATGTAGACCTTGAATCGTCTGAAAGCGTAAAACAATATCGTCAACGCTTTTATGGTTTAGTCCTTCAGCTTTGCGTAAATTAAGCCAATTCCAAAAGGTACAGTTTTGCAGTTCTTTTAAAACTGGTGCAGCATTAAACTCTCCGATAAGTTTAAATTTGCTCATTTGCGATCCTTTGGCGGTTGATTGTTATGAGCTGGTACAGATGGAATGACAGGCATTACAGGAGGAATTCTCATGACAGCTCTGCCTTTCTAGCATCTTTTGCTTTAGAAATGCGCTCAACTGCTGTTTTATCTTTTGATAGAGTTTTATAGGCGTTTCCATAGACTTGTTTTAATAATTCTATGTCATCACAATTTCCAATTGCCTCAACCCAATTGTCGCATTCGCTACTAAGGTCTACTGGATCTTCATCAGGAACATCCTCTCCAGCATAGATATACAGGCCAATCCCATGAAGCGCAATTGCTTTTGCTAAACAGCGTTGCATTGCGGTATTAACTTCCATTGCATTTGGGTTAGATATGGCTTTGTTTTGGTGGTTTAAGACAGGAAGCTGCGCTGTCATTGTTTTGCCAAAAGCGGTAACGGAACAAAAGACCATTAGCGTTTCAGCAAAGTAAACAGGATCTTTATAATCCCATGTAGCGCTAGGATCAAGCTGTAAGAGCTGATCTACTGCCCAAGCCCAACTTAGATATGTAAACTTGCCTTTGCGATCTGTATGCTCGTTTACGTTGATTTTGCGTAGTTCTAAAAATTTACTCATCACTTTCTCCTTAAAATTCTAAATCAGCTTGTTGCATCATATCTGTCTGAGCGTTGATCATGCTTTTGATAAGTCCGTCAATCATATGATTTGCATGATATTTACTGTAATCATCAGAATTCAAATAATTCTTAAGAACTACCAATGAGCTGAATGTTTCGTCAATGTGATCATACATTTCTGAACAAGCAACTTCTGCTCTGCTGTATTCTTTTTTATTAGTCATTGCAAACCTCATGTTCAGCAACTTCTCTAGCATAACGCTCGTGGTAATCGCAAGACATGGCAATTAGTTTTCTACCAAGCGCCTCGTAATCACCTGAGTCAATAACGTCTTGAATAGCTTTAGCATCGTCAACTCCAAGCTCTGAAAGCATTTCGCCAATGGCGCTGGTGGTTTTGTAATCAAACTTACCACCAACTTTTAGCATCTCCCAAGTACGCTCCTCGATCTCATCGCTGCGATCATCGTAGTCGTCAGGTTCGTAGTACGCATCGTGTCTAGACATTCCCATGATTAAGCTCCATAGGCGAACATAGCGCCAAGAATTAGACCAAGAAGAATTACGCCTACCCATTCAATAATTGTTGTTTTCATGATTGCTCCTTAAAGTCCAGCGCCATCTTCAGCAAAATAAGCCTGAACAACTGCATCAAACAAATTTTGTGGGAGAGCCATTTTTTCAACAACTGCTTCTTTGCGATAACCTTCTTGCAAAAGAGTTGCGAATTTTTCAACTAATGCATAGTCAAAAGTTAAACCAAGTTCGGTACAAGTTTTCATCTAAATTTCCTTTCGTTAAATTGAACTGCTAAGTAACACTATACATGATTTCTAAGCTCAACTAATCTTTTTTACATTTTGTAGCTTTTTTGCTACATTTGCTCAAAAATTAATTTATGGTGTAAGATTACTACAGTTTTTAAGAAAGAGGCAATAAATGAACCCAATGGATTTAGTAAAGATCGAGTTTAGAACGCTAGAAAGTCTAGCTACCAAGCTCGGAATACCTAGAAATACCGTCTATCAATGGCATCGCAGCAAAATTCCTTTTAAATACATCAAGGATATTGAGGAGCTTTCTGAACATCGTTTGACTCGGAAAGACTTAAGACCTGATTTATTTAATAAGGATTGAAATGAATTTTTACCCATTCCATATCGGTGATTACATGAGTCATACAACGCACCTTACCGATGCTGAAGATTTGGCTTACAGACGTATGATTGATTTGTATTACATGAATGAACAACCGTTCAACGACTGTTCAACAGTAGCGAGAAGAATACGTTCAACTCCTGAAGTTGTAGAAACCATTTTGATGGAATTCTTTATTTTGGAGGATGACGGAACGTGGCATAACAAACGTGTTGACGAGGAAATTGCCAAGTACCATGAACGTCTAAGCCACGCCAGTAAAGCAGGAAAGGCATCTGTTCAAGCTCGGTTAAACAAGCGTTCAACGACTGTTCAACTAACCAAGAACCAAGAACCATTAACCAAGAACCAAATAATTACGCCTGAAGGCGTTAGCGAATCTGTTTTTAAAGATTTTAAGAAGCTGAGAGAAAAGCATAAAGCTCCCATCACAGAAACAGCTCTAAAAGGTCTTAAACGAGAAGCTGAGAAGGCAAAAATGACTTTAGATGCTGTCATGACACTTTGCTGCGAAAGAGGCTGGAGAGGCTTTAAAGCGGAATGGATCAAAGAAGCTGAGGAAAAGTCCAAAGAATTACCTTTAGGAACTAATGAACAGATAGAAGCTGCTTATCGAGCTGAATGTGGAGATCCTTCAAAAGCTCGATTTGGAAGCTATTTTGAGATGAGAAATTTTATTATTGCCCAACGTGAGAAGAGGAAAAAAAGTGTTTAGATATTACATTTATGACGAAATGGGAGAGTTGATGCGTAAAACTCGTACTTTGCATGAAGCCAAAGAAATTTGTGCATTGCGGTATGGTTGGAGCTACGTTAAGGTAAAGATCGCGAAGCCTAAGTTGGTATTTGAGGATGCGCCATTTTGAAAACTCTTATTATCGAGTCATGCGAAAAGCGTGAAATCAAGTCCAATTTTACGATGGTTCACGTCAAAAATGCTGTCATTTTGCGTGATGAGCTAGGTTGCGACATGATTAGTCACGCAGACCATATTCCAAGCGTAATCGATAAGTCTTACGACAACATTATTTGCGTGTATGCCTCTCCATATATGAAATACAACGCATATATGGCAATTCTTGATAACAATCCTAACGCCAAAGTCTTTTGGTTGATGAACGATCATGACGTGGAAGGCAACATTTTGCTGCGTAAATGGATCGAGAAATACCAAAAACAGCACCATATGATCTGCAATAACCCAAGAGAAGGCTACAGAGGCTGGATCTTACGCAGAAATATTGCTGAAAAGACAATGAATGATTGGATTGACGAATGGCATACAGTCAACCTCAACACTTTGATTTTTGACGAGCAGACGTTTAAAGATACCCAAGACCATTGGAATCGTGACGAAATTCTGTATTACGGAACATTTCGTAAGCATCGCATCAAAGATATGAAGGATTACAACGGAGCTGGTTATCGCCTTAGCTCCAATCGTAGAAATCATTTGAAATACCAAGATGCTGGAATTGAAGCCAAATTTATTGAAAAGCTGATTTGGGATGAATCTAAGGTCGATTTATTCGAGCCAGTAGGAATGCGCCTCAAAGACTTCAAATTATCAATTTACTTTGAAGATGAGCATACGCATGAAAACTACGCATTTATGGCAAATCGTTTTTATGAATGCGTTATGAACAATACGCTTCAGGTATATGACTTTCGCTGTCAAAAAACCATAGACCGTAGTGGTTACAACATCCATCCTATGCAAATTGTCAAAAATGCTGAGGAGCTGCAAGTCTTATATAAGACTTTGCAAGAAAACAATATCTTGTATTTGGAGTTGCTTTCAATTCAGCAATCCAATGTACCAATTATTTTGAAAGAAAAGAAGGAAGTAATTGAAACAATTAGAGGAGCTTTGGTTGGATGAACAAACGCACAAACACCGTTGCGCTGTTCGCCAGCTCATTTACTGGCGTAGAACTATGGGACTTAGAGCGTTTCGTGAGCTTATGCATAAACACAAGTTTGATTACCAGCTTGTGCGAGATTTTGAAGATCAATGGACTAAAGGAAACAGAGCAGATGAAAAAGGAGAATGGAAATGAACGCAAATGAACTAGCTGATAAATTAGAACAGGGTCATTGGGAAGGTGGCACAAGAGAACAAGCTGCCACCATGCTACGCCAGCAACAAGCTGAAATAGAGGCGTTGAAAAAGCAAAATGATGACTACTGGACAATGATTGAGATTCTTAGGCAAAGATTAAGAGGAAATCCACTACAAGATAGGTTTGATGAAATTGCC